TGGAAAACTAATTCTGGATTTTTGAATGATAATCAGCAAAGAATATTTGATAGTGAGTATTATCAGTATTTCTCATACTCTCTTAAATCTGAAGTACAGTATTCTAAGTGGAATGAACCAGTATCTACTTTAAATCATACTTCTGGATTTAAGAAATTTAGCGATTTAATTGTTAGATCTGAAACTGATGTAGGAGTTAATACAACTCAAGATGAAACTAAATTTGAGGTTGTAACTGATTTAATTTCTATTATGGATTTAAATACAGTATTTGATTTTGATCTAGTAAGAGAAAAAACATTAGAAATAGATTCTTCAGTAATTTCAGATGAATTGGTTTTTGATTCTAAGATTCTTCTAGATTATAAAGAGTCTATTGGTAATAGGGTATTGACTATTGATGATATTAGTGGAGATTTTAATAATAATGCTAGAACAGATGCATTTATGTCTGTTGATAGTTTTACATTAGCAAGTGTAAGATATAGAAAATATCTTACTTTTATTAGAGATAAGAGATATACTAAAGAAAGACAAATACTTTTAGTATCTGCTCTTCATGATGATAGTGGTAATATCTTCTTAAACCAGTATGGTAGAGTTGAGACCAATACTGACCTTGGTGAATTTGGTGGGGATTTAGGTTCATATGATATGGATATTGCTGGTGATGACGGAAGACTTTTATTCTATCCTAAGAAATTTAAGTATAATAATTATGATGTTTCTAATGTAGCATTTAATATTTCTGATAGTGTTGCTGGAGTAGGATCTACTGGATTGGGTGGCATTGTTAATGTTGTAAGTAGCACTACAACTATACCTTTAGGAATTACCACACAACATAGTATTGTTTCTTTTGCTACCACTTACAGAGGATCTAAAGTATTAGTATCTTATGCTGCTAGTGATGCTTCATATTGGGAGCATGATGAAATAACTTTGGTTCATGATGGTACTAATGTTGATATGATTGAGTATGGGCAATTAACTACAGGTAATGTTGGAAGTGCATCTGGTCAACCTGGTCTTGGAACTTATAGTGCGTATATTGCTGGTTCTAGAGTTCATTTAGATCTTCACCCAACTGTTAGCACTGCAAGCACATATGTTGCTAATACTGTTCATGTAGACTTTGGAAATGCTTCATCTGCTGGAGTTGGCACTACATCACTAAACACTGCTAATTTAGATTCTAGATATACTGCTATATCTTCTAGTGGTTCCCCATCTGCCACTACAGTAGCACAGTATGAAACTGAAACATTTAATGGTGCTTATTATGTTGTATGTGTAGAAGATACCACCAATAGTCATTATCAGATATCAGAGGTCATAGTAGTAGATGATGGTACTACTTCTTATATAACAGAATATGCTATAAACCAAACTGTAACCAACCTTGGTGATTTTGGTGCTGCTATTTCTGGAGATTATACTACATTAACATTTACCCCTATAGCAAGTGCTAATGTTCAGGTTAGGGTATTCCAAGCTGCTTTGAGATTGGTTGATGAAGCAAATGAGATTAATGAGATAGATTTAACCAATGCTACTATTGACACTGGATTTGGTGCTTATACTGCTACTGAGACTGATGTTAAGAGAGCATTTGATCTTAATCATAGACAACTTCCAATCTTTAAAAGAGACTTTGTAGGAAGTGCTGCTACCACAGTTAATTTAACTGAAGATACTATCACTTTACCTGATCATTACTTTGTTACTGGAGAGGAGTTATCTTACAGATATACTGGATCTGGTACTACTTCTGCTATTGAAATTACATCGCAATCTATACCTGGATATGGTACTACTGATAAATTGCCTTCTACA